CAATGGAAATCGCAGGGATGACTTACGAGCCAGACACCGGCTTTGCCGCCTCCGAAATCCGTGCCAGCGCCGATTTCTCGGTCGATGGCCAGGATGCTGAGGGCGCGCTGCGTTCCGACCGGATCACCGAGACCGATATTCTGGACGGGCGCTGGGACAACGCAACGATTGAGGTCTGGCGGGTGAACTGGGAAAATGTAGCGCAGCGGGTGCTGATGCGGCGCGGCAATCTTGGCCAGATCAGGCGCGGCAAGCAGGTGTTCGTGGCCGAAGTTCGGTCGCTGACCCACTTCCTCAATCAGCCGGTGGGGCGGACCTACCAGTATTATTGTGATGCGGAACTTGGCGATACGCGCTGCGGGGTCAATCTTGCGGCACCCAGCTATTCCGGCAGCGGATCGGTGGCGACGGCGTACGGCGATCGGACGTTCACCACTGCCGGTCTTGGCGGTTTTGCGGTGAATTGGTTCGCGCTCGGCCAGGTGGAATGGACCAGCGGGGCGAACGCGGGGCGGCGGGCCGAAGTGTCAATCCATGGTGTCGCGGCAGGTTTGGCGCAGATCACCCTGATCGAGGCCCCGGTGCGGGCGATCGCTCCCAGGGATGGGTTTTTCATCCAGGCGGGCTGTGACAAGCAGTTCGCGACCTGCCGCACCAAATTCGGCAATGGCGTGAACTTTCGCGGCTTCCCGGCGATCCCGGGCGACGACACCATCGTGCGTTACCCCACGCAGGGCGATGGTAGTTCGGGGCAGCCACTATGACCGGTGCAAATGCTGACCGGGTGATTGCCGCCGCCCGGCTATGGCTGGGCACGCCCTATGTGCATCAGGCCAGTGTCTTGGGCGCTGGTTGCGATTGCCTTGGCCTCGCCCGCGGCGTCTGGCGCGAATTGCACGGCGAGGAGCCACTGATCCCGCCGCCCTATACCCGCGATTGGGGCGAGGCGGGCGGAGAGGAAGTGCTGGCAGAGGCTGCGAGGCGCTTTCTTCTGGAAATCCCGCTCAAAGAGGCCGTGCCCGGTGCGCTGATCCTGTTCCGCATGGCCCGCAATGCCCCCGCCAAACACTGCGGCATTCGCAGCACGACCGGCCTGATCCACGCTTATGAAGGCGCGGGCGTCATTGAAGAGCCGTGGAGCCCGATCTGGGCACGCAAGTCGGCCTTCGCTTTTCTCTATCCGGAGTAACCCAGCATGGCAGCAATCCTTCTCGGCGGCATTGGCTCGGCGCTGGGCGCAGGCTTTGGCGGCAGTATCCTTGGCCTTTCGGGCGCCGTGATCGGCGGCGGCATCGGCTCGCTGATCGGCACAGCGATCGACTCGCGCATCATCGCGTCTTTTGCGCCCGACCAGCGACAGGAAGGCGCACGGCTGGACGAATTGCGCGTGACCAGCGCCACCGAAGGCGCTGTGATCCCGCGCATCTACGGCCGGATGCGGGTCGGCGGCAATATCATCTGGGCCACGAATTTCCGCGAGGAATACACTGAGACCCGCCAGGGCGGCGGTGGCAAGGGCGGTGGTGGCGGGGTTGTCGTTGAGGAATACAGCTATTTTGCCAGCATCGCTGTGGCCATCGCCACCGGGCCGATCGGCGGGATCGGCCGCATCTGGGCCGATGGCAGCCCCTTTGATGTGCCGGGCGCTGTGTGGCGTCTGCACAGCGGCACGGAAACCCAGATGCCCGATCCGTTCATCGAGGCCACGATGGGTGCCGGGCTGGCCCCCGCCTATCGCGGTACGGCCTATATCGTGTTCGAAAACTTGCCGCTGGCAATCTTTGGCAACCGGCTGCCGCAGCTTTCGTTCGAGGTATATCGGCCTTCTGAAGAACCCAACAGCGCCGAGCAATTGCTGACAGCTGTGAACATGATCCCGTCCTCGGGCGAGTTCATCTATTCCACGGAGCCAATCACCCGCACCGTGGGTGGCGGCGCAGTACAGCCCGAGAACGTCAATTCCACCGGCGGGCAGTGCGATTTCCTGACCTCGCTGGATCAGCTGGAAGCGACCGCCCCGAACTGCAAATCGGTGTCGCTGGTGGTGGCGTGGTTCGGAACCGACCTGCGCGCGGGCAACTGCCAGATCAGGCCGGGCGTGGAGTCCGCCACCAAAGTGACCGCGCCAAAGCTCTGGCTGGTGAACGGTGTGGCCCGGGGTGCGGCCTATGTCGTGTCGCAAATCAGCGGCAGCCCGGCTTATGGCGGCACGCCGAGCGATTTCTCCGTCGTGCAGGCCATTCAGGAACTAAGGGCCCGTGGGTTTCGGGTGACGTTCTATCCATTCATCCTGATGGATGTGCCCGAGGCGAACACGCTGCCGAACCCCTATTCGAATAACGCCGCAGCGCTTGGCCAACCGAAGTATCCCTGGCGGGGCCGGATCACCTGCTCGCCCGCCGCAGGGTTCGCGGGCACGGTGGACAAGACCGGTGCGGCGGCGACGCAGGTTTCGGCGTTCTTTGGGGCAGCGGTGACGGGCAGTTTCGCGGTGTCGGGCACGGCGGTCTCATGGACCGGCTCGCCAACCGACTGGGGCCTCCGCCGCATGATGCTGCACTATGCGCACCTCTGCGTGGCGGCCGGTGGCGTCGATGCGTTCCTGATCGGCAGCGAGTTGCGCGGGTTGACCCAGATCCGATCGGGCGCCAGCACCTATCCAACCGTGACAGCTTTGCAGAGTCTCGCTGCGGCCTGCCGGTCAATCTTGGGCGCAGGAACCAAGATCAGCTATGCCGCCGACTGGTCAGAGTATTTCGGCCATCAGCCGCAGGACGGCACCAATGATCTGTTCTTCTACCTCGATCCGCTCTGGGCCGACGCAAACATCAATTTCGTGGGGATCGACAACTATATGCCGCTCTCGGATTGGCGCGATGGTGACCAGCATTTGGACGCCCTGGCAGGTGCGCCCGCGATCTACGACCTGCCCTATCTGCAATCGAACATCGAAGGCGGCGAGGGGTTTGACTGGTTCTATGCCTCCGATGCCGACCGCGCGGCCCAGTTGCGTACGCCGGTCACTGACGGCGCCTATGGCAAACCCTGGGTGTTTCGAGCCAAGGATATCCGCAGCTGGTGGCAAAATCCCCATTACAACCGGCCCGGCGGGGCCCAAAGCGGGTCGCCGACGGCTTGGGTGCCGCAATCGAAACCGGTCCGCTTTACCGAGGCCGGGGCGCCAGCCGTCGATCGCGGCACAAATCAGCCGAACATGTTCTATGATCCGAAATCCTCAGAATCCTTCCTGCCTTACTTTTCGCGGGGATATCAGGATGATCTCGTGCAGCGCCGTTACATCGAGGCGCTCTATTCCTATTGGAATGACCCGGCGAAGAATCCGGCATCGGGGCTGTACGCGGGCCGAATGATCGACACCGCCGAGATTGCCATCTGGACATGGGACGCCCGGCCCTATCCTGCGTTTCCGGTGCGATCAGACGTCTGGTCCGACATCGACAACTATCGGCTGGGGCATTGGCTGACCGGTCGGATTGGCGGTTGCGGTTTGGCCGAATTGGTCCGGGAGTTGTGCCGCACCGGTGGCGTGCCGCTCGACCTGATCGACGTCAGCCAGTTGGCCGCCACCGTGCCGGGCTATGCCATCACCGCCATCGAAAGCGCTCGAGCCTCGATCGCACCGTTGGCGCAGTTCTATGGCTTCGATGTTGTCGAAACCGGCGGGCAGTTACGCTTTGTTCCCCGCGGGCGGCCCGCCGTGGCCCAGATCTCCGCCGAAACGCTGGTGATCACCGAGCGCAATGCGGAGGACATCAGTTTCACCCGCGCGCAGGAAACCGAACTGCCCCGGGCCCTGAAATGGCGTCTGTTGATGCCCGACGAGGATTATGGCGCGCTCTCGGTCGAGGCGCGGCGCATCACGGTCGACACCGCCCGGGTGCGCACAGAGCAATTCCCTATCGTCTATCCCGCCGCATTGGCGGACCGCGCGGCGCGCCGGGCCCTTTATGAGGAATGGGTCGGGCGGGAGGACGCTGCTTTTGCATTGCCACCGTCTCGTCTGGCACTGGACCCCACCGATGTTATCCGCTTGGAACATGATGGCCGCACCCCCGACTATGTTTTGGCACGGATCACCGATGGGGGCGCGCGGCGGATCGAGGCCAAGCGCACCGATCAGACGCTTTATGATTTGCCACCGGGGCCGGAACGCACGCCCGCCTACATCACCCCAACGGTCTATGGCCCCCCGGCGGCCATCCTGATGAACCTGCCGCAACTGGCCGACGATATCCCAGCGCATCGCCCCTATGCCGCTGTCTTTGCCGCCCCTTGGTATGGATCGGCCCTGATTTGGCGCAGCCCATCCCTCGATGGCTTCACGGCGCTGGGCACGGTCGGGCAGCCCGCCCGCCTCGGCACCTTGGCTTTCGATTTCTACCCCGGGCCAGTCTGGCGGTTTGATGATGGGAACGAGCTCTGGGTGGATGTGGCATCCGGCACGTTCACCAGCTTGGACAACCAGGCCCTATTGGCCGGTGGCAATCCGCTGGCCATCGAGACCGCCCCTGGCATCTGGGAAATCGTCCAGTTCGGAACGGCCGTGCTGCAAAGCCCCGGGCGCTGGAAGCTGACCCATCTGCTGCGCGGCCAGTTCGGAACCGAGGATGCCATCGCCAATCCAGCCCCAGCCGGGGCGCGGGTTGTGGTGTTGAACAGCGCTGTGGTGCCGGTTGCCATCACGGAAAGCGATGTCGGCCTGCCAGCCAACTGGCGGATCGGGCCCTCGACAGTCGCTGCGGCCGATCCGCTGAACCTACAACTGGCCTTCACGCCGTTCGGCCGAGGGTTGCGCCCTTTCAGCCCGGCCCAACTGCGCGGCGTGCCGCAGCCAGGCGGCGACTTGCTGCTGACATGGATGAGGCGCACCCGGGCCAGCAGCGGCGATAGCTGGGTTCTGGTCGACGTGCCGCTCGGCGAGACAACCGAGGCCTATGATCTGGAAATCCTGAACGGCGCGGCGGTGGTGCGGACGGTGTCCGGCCTTGCGACCGCAACGTTCCTCTACACCGCCGCGATGATGGTGACGGATTTCGGCGGGCCGGTCACCAGCCTCCGGTTCCGCGTCTATCAGATCGGCGCGCTGGGCCGCGGCGTCGCCGCAGAGGCCCTCGTCTGATCCTATTACCTTGAACCTTGGAGGCATTGGCATGAGCCAATCGACCAATCTTGCGCTGCCCTATCTCGGGGCCAGCCAATCGCAAAAACATGTCACGGTGAACGAGGGGCTGCGTTTCCTCGACGTGCTGGTGCAGATCGCGGTCAAAAGTGCCGTACTGTCCGCCCCGCCAGGCGCACCTACCGATGGTCAGCGCTGGATCATCGGGTCCGCCCCCACCGGCCTATGGGCTGGCCGTGCCACTCAGATCGCCGCCTGGCAGGACGGGGCCTGGGTGTTCTATGCCCCGAAAGACGGCTGGCTGGCCTGGAACGAGGCCACGCTGACCTCGCTGATCTTCAGCGGCGCGTCTTGGGTCTCGCTGATCGGCGCACTGCTGGCGGCCGGGGTGGCCGATACGGCCTTCACTTTGACCGACGACGCCGATCCGACCAAGAAGGCGGTGTTCGAATTGTCGGGCATTACCACCGGCACGACCCGCACCTTCACCTTGCCCAACACCACCAGCGAGTTGGCGATCCTTGCGGGCACCCAGACCTTCACCGGCAACAAGACCTTCTCGGGCACCCTGACGGCGTCGGGAACCGTGACGGTCTCGGCGGCGGCCGCCACGATCGGCAACGCAACCACGACTGCCACCTATGGGGTAGGCACTGGGGCCACCACCACCGGCATCACCAAAACCCTGAACCTGGGCACCAGTGGCGCGTCGGGATCGACTACGGTTGTGAACATCGGCCCGGTTGCAGCGGGCGCTGGCGGCACGACGGTGGTGAATACGCCGACCGTGACCTTTGCCAATGCCGTGACGCAGGTCGGCATGCCACAGGCAAACCTCACCGCACAGCTGCTGGGCCTCGGGGGCGCGACGGCCGACAGCTATAACCGCCTCTCGATCAACGCCCCCGCGATGCTGTTCAACAATGCCGGTGCCGGGATCGAGGCGACGGTCAACAAGGCGGCTGCAGGGAACGACGCCGCCTTCGCCTTCAAGACCGGGTTTTCGGTCCGGGCGTTGATCGGGCTGCTTGGCAGCGATGATTTCAGCTTCAAGGTCAGCCCCAACGGGTCGAGCTTCTTTGATGCGCTGAAGATCGACCGCAGCAATGGCCAGCTGGAGCTGCCGCAGCCCATCATCCTGCCGGGATTGAACGCAGCGCCATCACCGCCGCCAGCGGATAAGATCGCGGTCTATGCTCGCAATCGGGCGGGCGCGCCTTGGGTCGATGTCATGCGCCCGTCGGGCCGGGATTTTCCCCTGCAGCCGCATTTCGGGGTGAACCGCATTGCCAACTGGTCGCCGTCGGTTACCACCACGATCACCACCGAAGGGCTGCCGATCACCTCCGTCGGCACGGTCTCGCACCCCACGCTGGCTTCCACCAATCTCGCGGCCAGCACGCGGCGCTGGCGTCTGACCTCGGCCGCAGTGGTGGATTCAGTCGCAGAACAACGTTCGGCAGGCTGGGCTTGCTGGCGGGGCAATGCGGCGGGCCTCGGTGGCTGGACCTTCGTCACTCGACTCTCGCTAACAACCCTTCAGGCGACCGGCATGGGCTTCTTCGGTCTCTATGGCTCCACCGCTGCGCTGGCCACAACGCTGACGTTGGCCACGGCGCTGAACTGTGTAGGCATCGGCTTTCAGCGCGGCATCCATGCCAACTGGCAAATGGTGACGAATGATGGCACCGGCGCACCAACCCTGACCGACATGGGCGCCAGCTTTGCAATCACGACCGGCGGGGTGCTGTCTCTCTTTGTCGCCGCTGCACCAAACGCCACTTCGGTCTGGGTCCGGGCGGTGAATGAAGTTACCGGCGCGGTGTTCGAGCAGGAAATCACCGCCGATCTGCCAGCCACCACGCAGTTCCTCTCGCCCCGCTTCTACCTGAACACCGGCGCCACAGCTGCGGCGGTCGCCTACGACTGTTCCGGCCTCTACATCGAAACCGACTATTGAAGGACACCACATGGATGAGAAAACCACATTCCTGCAGGAGGTTGGCGCAGCCTTCCGCGATCACGGCACCACCGCGGCCATCACGGCACTGGTCGGCGGCACCATCGCCCTCCTCGCCGCGGTCACGCGCAAAGCCTTCACCAACGACGCTATGCTGGCCCGGCTCGACCGGGAACTCGCGGCCGAGCGTGACCGCGCCGATCGCCAGCGGGCCGAGGACCGCGACGACGATGCGGACCGGCTGGAACGCATCGAGACCGATATCCGGGCGATGCGCGATCTGATGTTTGAGGCCTTCCAACGCGGCCGCACCGACTGACCACCCGACCAACGATCCGATTCACCCCGCACCCGCCCGCAAGGCGGGTTTTTTCATGCCCGGCGACGGGCGAAAGGAGCCACCCCATGAACACCGACACCCGCGATCCCCTCCGCTTGATCCAGAGCGGACTGGACAAACTCGGCCATTCCCCAGGCGCCATCGATGGCCTCTGGGGTCTGCGCACCGCCCGGGCCATGAAAGCGCTGCTGGCCGCGAATGGCCGCGCGGCATCTGTTGCCCCGCCCGGCCCACTGCCCTGGATCACCGAGGCGACATCCGCATTGGGCCGCCATGAAGCCCGCGACCGATCCTGGCTGGTGGATTGGCTGAAACGCGACGGCCGGTCTTTGGGCGATCCGGGCAAGAACCCGTGGTGCGGGGATTTCGTGGAGACGAGTATTCGCGTGGCGCTACCCGACGAG